CAAGATATGGATTTTACTGCTTGCCCAGGAGCAGCCGCTCACCTCTTAATCAATAATAATTCGTTTTATCCCTTAGCAATTGATCCAGACCCTGGAGTAGATGCAGACATGCTAGTTCTTCCCTCACCAAAGCGACCAATTGATACTAGATTCAAAGATTACTCGATCAACGGGCTAACGCAAAAAGCCGGTAACCCTGTAGGTCCTGGCCAATTTTCATTCGGTATTGGTGTAACTAATGCAGTTACTCAAGTTGAGGCAACTGTTACTGCCATTCCTCAAAATTCTATAGGCGGTTTCTTAGGTGTGAATGATGGAGACAGTTTCATTAACTGGACTAGCCATGATTTACATGTACCTATTCCTCAGACTGTTACTCTCCGAGTAGTTGATGGAAACGTAAGTCTGTATATTTCTCAGCCCGTTCATCTACTCGTTTCTATCCGAGCTGAAGGATGAGATGGCCGAATTCAAACTAAGCGATGATGACAAGGCTTCTATAAAAGCTACCGTCAACATAATGATCTTATTGATCCTGTTCATTTCTGTGAACTGGATTTTCGATCTACACATAACAGTAGATGACCTTAAATGGTGGCTCCCAATAATAGCCGTTGTGGTAGGAATATTCTATAGGCTTAGTTTGTTTATTTCCTATAAGTACCCTCCAATAGGTTATGTACTATTTGGAATAAAAGGCTCTACGTTTAAAGACGAGAAATTAGAAGATGGCTCGTAAAGAAGATACAGTTCCTGTACCAGAACTAAAAAGATTACTAATTAATAGTCTTAGACGAGCTAAGCAGCTTCCTGGTATATATGGATTTAGAGCACACCCTAAGCAAGTTCAATTCTTAACATCATCTAAAAAAGGCAAGATGATGATGGGTGGTAACCGTGTAGGTAAGACTGTATCAGGTGGTGCTGAAACAGTAATGCGATTAACGGGGATTCACGAATTTCAGGACACTGATGGAACCACACATAGAATTACTAACTTCCCCAAACCCCCTGTCAAAGGAAGGGGCGTGTCTGTCGATAACGACAGAGGACTCAAGCTTATTATGCTTCCTGAGATTAAAAGATGGATGCCAAGTAAGTTTCTCATTAACAATAGTTGGGAAGATTCCTACAGTAAAACTGACAAAATCCTCACCCTAAACAATGAATCCACGATGGAGTTTATGACCTATGAGCAGGATGTGGATAAGTTCGGAGGAACATCGCGTCATTTTATATGGTTTGATGAAGAACCTCCGCAGGATATTTTCGAGGAATGTCTCACGAGACTCATAGATACTGATGGGGATTGGTATATTACAATGACTCCCCTACAGGAAATGAGTTGGACTTACAACATTCTCTACTTGCCTGGATTGAATAAGAAAATTGACATAGAGATCGTGGCGGCGGATACTTATGAGAACCCGTACATCAAGCAGGAAGCGTTTGAGCGACTCACTACTACTATGTCGGACGAGTCTAAGCTTACTCGTAAATCTGGCAATTACATTAGTCACACGGGATTGATATACGGTGAGAGCTTTAAGCGAGAAAAGAATGTCTGCCCAGATTTAGTGCAATCAGATAGATTTCAGATTCTCAGAGACGAATGGTCTCATTTTCAGATGATGGATCATGGATATACGAATTATACTGCGATCCTTTTTGCTTCATATAACGAAGATGGCAAAATCATTATTTACGATGAAATCTACGAAAATAAAAAAATCGTCAGAGATATTGCCCAGCTCTGGAGAGAGCGCAGGGAAAGTCTTGGAATCACCACTAAGTATGCTGTTGGAGACCCAGCCATTAGGTCGAAAGACCCAATTAAGGGTAGTTCTGTTCAATCTGAATACGGGGAAAATGGTATATTCATCGCCCTGGGAAACAATGACGTCCAATCGGGCATTACGCTTGTTCAAAGAATGTTTCGAGAACAACAACTAATTATTACTTCTCGGTGTGAGAACCTCTTAAATGAGATTTCTCAGTATCGTTGGGACCGGCATTTAACTAAGGCTAGAGATAGGAAGAACACCAAAGAAACACCTATCAAGAAGAACGACCACGCAATGGATGCATTAAGGTACGGAATTATGTCTCGACCTAAGCATTTCATTGAAACCCCTCAAAGAGAAGTTCCTGTAGGTTTACATATAGTTCATCCATCTTCTAACTTTGATTGGGAACACGTGTACAAACAAAATCAAGAAATCGACGAATTCTTAGGGAGCGAAGTTTAAATGAGGCCTATTCAAATTCTGGATGCTCCAGTTACGGACCCTTATGTGTGCATTAAGTGTGGGCTTGGTGCTGGTAGCGATCGGCGTCATTGGGTTGATCTTGGTGTTAATTCACTATTAAAAGAAAACGATGAGCATGGTCAACTTCATGTATTTGAAGGTGTAATTTATCTATGTAATATGTGCATTATGAGTACGATTGGAGATTATTTAGGTAAGCTTTTTGAGTTTATCAATAATCAAGAACTTGGTTATAATCTTACTCAAGCACAGAGGCAAGAACAAATTGATGTTCTTGAAAACGAAATCTTTACTTTGCGAGATCAGCTGAATAAGCGGGATGATGAAGTAAAGGAATTGAAACTTCAACTCGTAGAGTACCAGAATACTTCGGCGGAAGACCTAGTTAAGGGGATTTTAAGTGGAAGAGATAATGAGAATGATGCTGGAAGTGATCCAGACTCAGAGGGAACAGATCAAAGTTCAGATGGAAACTATACAGCAGCTGAATCTCCTGATCTTACGGCCGACTCTTTATTCCAACTCCACCTCGGCATCGCCCACAGTAACAATCCCTGATTCTGAAATAGATATTGAAGATGAGCAACAGCAGGAAGAAACTCTAATAGATGGGCTATGGGTAGAAATTCATGGAGAGCTTGATCGGGAAGACACCGGATCAGAAGTTGGTGCTTGAGTATTTAGATAAGTTTAAGGCTTGTCAGACTCAACGCCAGCGTTTCGAAAAAGAATGGTATACTAATCTAGCCTTCTATTTCGGTCGCCATTACATGCAATGGCTTAGTTCATCTACTAATACTGGTATGTCTATGATTCAGCCAAAAGCTGCTGCATGGCGTGTACGTTTAGTTAGTAATCGAATCAAAACAATCATTCGTAAAGAGAATGCTAAGTGCAATAAAGAACGTGGTCAGTGGTTTGTTATTCCTGCGACTCCTGATGATGAAGATTTAGCTAAGGCTAGAATGGCTGAAGCTGTATCTGAACAGCTTTTAGTTAGTAATTCATTTGATATCCGCAAGAGAGAAGCCAATTTCTGGCGAGGTACTTGTGGAACTGGCTTTATGAAGGTGTATTTTGCTAAGGATATTGAGTTTCTGGCTCCCAGTCCTTTCCATATATGGGTGCCCAATCTGGAAGAAGTAGATATCCAGCAACAAGATTTTGTCGTTCATGGTGTTGCCACAACTAGACAAGCTGTTTTGGACCAATTCGGAGTAGAGGTAGATGCCGATACACAAGCTGAGAACCCTGAATCAAAGTTCAGGATGAGCTTAGGTATTGATAAGAAGGGCAAAGAACTTGATCACGTATTCCTTAAGGAATTTTGGGTTAAGTCCTGTAGGCAATTTCCACAGGGTGCTATGTTTGTTATTTCAAATGAAAAGCTTATTTATATTTCTGAGCCTATTCCTGAAATAGATCCTACTACTCAGCAACCTATTGAAAAGAAAAAGAGTACTTCTAATCAAGTAATGGGCTCAGAAGTGGAATCCGCTTTTCCGTATCAGCACGGTGAGTATCCATTTGCTAAGATCGACCATATCCCTACAGGTAGGTTCTATGCAGAATCTACTATTAAGGATCTCATTCCTGTTCAAAAGGAATACAACAGGTCTAGAAGTCAGGCAATTGAAGCTCGCAATTTAACATCTAAGCCTCAGTGGAAAGCTCCAATGGGTTCTGTAGATGTTAAGAAGTTAACTGCTCAGCCTGGATTAGTTGTTGAATACACTCCTGGGTTTGATCCGCCTGAGCGAATTATTCCTCCTGAATTACCAGCATATTTCATGCAGGATCAGCAGGCTAATTTGAATGACATGGATTACATTAGTAATCAGTTCGAAGTAACACAAGGTAGAACTCCTCCTGGTGTAGAAGCTGCTTCAGCAATTGCTTACCTACAGGAAGAAAATGATTCTATTCTTCTAGATACTATTGCTAGTCTAGAAGAAATGGTTGAGCGGGTTGGTTATCAGGCAGTTATGCTTGCTAAGCAATATTGGGGACCTGAAAAATTGGTTCAAGTAATGTCTGGTAATCAAGTATATGAAGTAATGCAATTCAAACAGAATTCGTTGCCAGATCAAGTAGATTTCCGTGTTCAGCATGGATCTATGGCGCCTAGATCAAGAGCAGCTAAGCAGGCTTTTATTCTTGAATTGATTGATAAGCAGTTAGTTCCTCCAATGGAGGGATTGAAATATCTTGAAATGTCTGAAACTGCTCGTCTGTATGAAGAATTGTCTATTGATACAAGACAAGCAGACCGTGAAAACTTCAAGATGAAGAATACGCAGCCGCCTACTCAAATGCCTATGGAAGGTATGCAATCTCCTGTAGGTCAAATTCCTGGGCAGGAACAACCACAACCTATTCAATCTCCTGTTCATGTAAACGAATTTGATAATCACCAGGCGCACGTTTATTGTCATACGAAGTTTATGAAGACTCAGCAATATGAACAACTTGATCCACAAATTCAAGCTTTGTTCTTAGAGCATTATCGTACCCACCTAATCATGTTAGGACAACAGTTTACTGATGCCGGATCCACTGGAAACGAACAATCTGGGGGAGATTCAACTCAACCTTCCTCAAACGGACAACAACAGCCAGCCCCAGTCTGAAGAAACATTTGGTAATCAGTTCTTAGCTAAGGTTGATCCTAACGACCGGCCTTATGTTGAGAAGTATATCAAAGATTGGGATTCGGGTGTAACTAAGAAGTTTCAGGAATACTCCGAAAAACTAAAGCCTTGGGAAGAATTAGGAACAGATTATGAATCTGTTGAAGCTGCTATCAATACTATGCGCTGGGCAGACGCTGATCCTATGTCTTTCTATACAGCAATTAAAGAACAACTAGAAAGTATGGGTCTCTTGACAAACGAACAGAGTAATAATCAATTAAACGGGCAAGCACCCGAACTTCCAGAATTTGAGGGAGTACCTGAGCAGTTCCTCAAAGAACATATGGAAATGAAAGAGAAGGCTGATAAGTTCGATAAGTTCATGGAGACTTATGAGAACGAGAAGAATGCTTCTCAGAACCAAGCTCAGCTTGACAAAATCATGGGAGAGTTGCATACTAAGCACGGACGATTTGATGAAGATGCTGTGCTAGCAAGAATGATTAAGGGTATGAATCCTGATGATGCTGTTAAAGATTATATGAAAGTAGTTGCGGAAATCAGCAGTCCCCAAAGACAAACTCCTCCACCAGTTTTGGGCGGTGGACGAACTGCGGTAGACCAGGTTGACACTTCCAAGTTAAACGACAACAAAACCCGTAAGGCTCTTGTAGCCGAAATCCTTGGAGGGATTGATAGTTAATGCCCGCTACCTTGACTACCGTAGATGGTATTCTGAAGGAAGTTTACGAAGGTCGAATCAATGACCAGCTCAACAATGAGCGAGTCACGATCAAGCGTATTGAGCGCACTTCAGATAACGTCACTGACAATATTGGTGGTAAGTATGTTGTGTTCCCTGTACGTTCAAGCAGGAACACCGGCATTTCTTACCGTGACGAATCCGTTCAATTAGCGGATGCTGGTCAGCAAGGTTACAAAGCTGCTCAGGAACGTTTAAAGTACGGATATGGTCGAGTTAAGTTTACCGGCCAAATGATGCGTCTTGCCCGTACCAATCCTCAGGCTTTCTCAAATGCTCTTGATGAGGAAATGGACGGACTTAAGGGCGATATTGGTAAGGATGAGAACCGAATTGCTTGGGGTCATCCCGATCAGGGTGCTCTTGGAGTTACCGGAATTGTTGCGAAGCTTTCTAGCTCGCCGGCTGGCGGTACGACATTTACTGTCGATACAGTTCAGTGGCTTGAAGTTGGTATGCTTGTTGATACCGTGAACTCTACTGGTCCGGTTATTACCAATGCTGGTACTCTTATTACTGGACTTAACAGGGCCACAAATACTGTTACAGTTTCAGCTGCAATTACCTCTACATCAGGTTTCTACCTCGCCCGTACAGGTAACTATAACAAGGAGCCTTTTGGTTTCTCGAACATTATTTCTGCAACAGGTGCTCTCCATAACTTGAACCCAGCTACTGCTGGTCAAGAGTTTTGGTCGTCATATGTTGATACTACTACTACCACAATGACTGAATTGGCCATGATTGGTATGGCTGATGCTATTCGTCAGCGTGGTGGAGAATCAATTTCTGCCATCTTTACATCACTCGGTGTTCGTCGTGCATATTGGAATCTCCTCACTGGTTTGCGAC